AAAGATGTAGTATTCATCTGGCTTATTCTGTCCTTTTGGATATAGAATTGCAGGTCCTGTAGGGCAGTGAGGTTTTACAATTCCCTTTTCGTCCTCATAAACATGCATAACAATGCCTTCGATTGTTTTTATAGTTCTATAAGATGCGTCTTTTTTAGGCATAAAATTAGTTTGCCTTAAATATACAAAAAATAATTGAAATAAAAAAATTATTTTTCTCCTATTTTTAAACCAGAAGTATTAATATAGAGTGATTTTCCTGCCCATCCACCAGAAGCTCTAGTTCTTAGTGTCAATGGAATAGTAACATTTGATTGTATTAAATCGCTATAAAATTTAATATCGAAAGATTGCCCAGTTCCTCCATATATAAATTGTATCTTTTTAATATTTTCAGGAGTAGACTTAGTAAGCATCATTTTGGATTCATCATCAGAAGTAACATCTTTTATTGTTGATCCAGTTTCTGTTCCTATAAGTAATTTATAAGGCACATCATTAACTTCTGGATTTACTTCTCCATAGGTATAATACGCAATGGTTTTAAGTAAATAATTTAAGTTTGTAGGTTTTTTCCAATAGCTTCCTATATTTTGTATTAACTGATTTCTAAATAAATGATAGAAGTCTTTTCCGTAAAAATCCAGTCCATCTTTTTGAAACTCTCTAGCAAGATTCGCAAAAGATCCTCTACTAGTTGTTTCAGAGTGATTTTCTTTTTCAATATCAAAATCTTTAAGTGCCTTTTTAGTATTAGGTGCTTTTAAAGATCTATTTGTTATTATTGATTCTGCTGCTTGATTCCAAGAGCTGTCAACTATTTGTTTTATGTTTTTATCTTGTTTTTTATCTCCTACCTTACTAGCAAATGCAGAAAGGCTCGTATTAAATTTAGGAGTAGAATCTGGTCCTTTGTCTGTTATTTTATTTGAGTATCCTAAAAAGTTTCCGTCTTTAAATTTAATAAATACGTCAGATGGATTTTTACTTCCTACGCCTTCAGGTTTTGCTCTAGGTGTCCAATACACTTGAGAAATAGATTTAATATTTCCTCCTATATCAGCTTTAACAGCTTTAGCGTTATTAATTCCTATAGCAATATCTCTTTCAGGAGTCTCATCTTTATCAAGAAGTTTAGATAACATTTCGTATGTTACATCAGATCCATCTCCTGTTTTAACTCCAGTTGATCCTTTCTTGCTTTTAACAAACTCTATAAATTTTTCAGGAGTTCCTTTAAAATTATTTATTAAAAAATAAACAGTTAAAAGTTCATTAACATTAGAAGATGCAGTAGAGTCTTTTCTTTTTTTAGTACCATAGTGATCTACTACTTCTGCCTTTGTTGTTTGTACATAGTATTCAGTATCTGTAATAGTTCCATTATTATCTACAGCTACTTGAAAAAAAAATTTACCTTTTCTATCTAAAACAGGTTTTCCTTTGGGTTGAAATACACTTTTAAAAACAACTTTTTCAGGATCTAATTTTAATTTTTTAGCAACATCATTTTTGATATTATCCTGTAATACATAGTATGGATTGAATCCCTCTTTAGTTTTATAGTTTGGACTAACAGTAAATTCTACAGTAAGATTCTTTTTTAAAATACCCTCTAGTATTTTAGCTTCCGTAAGCTCTTCACCTCCAGCTCCTGCTTCTTCGCCTCCTGTTTCTGCTGGTGGTGTTGGTCCTGCTTCTTCTGCTGGACCTTCTGAATCTCTTGTGCCTTGCTCTGCTCCTTCTGGACCTTGTGTCTTCAAAGGATTGCCAAACCTTAATAGTCTTGATATAGCAACCATACACCTTTCTTTCTCACCTATAGACATTAAATAGTATTTCTTTCCTTCTACAGTTGCTTCATAAGCTTTACCCATGAACTGTAAGAAAAAGAATTGGCCGTTGTGTAAAACAATTTTAAATGTAGTTGGTTTAGGAGCCACTACATATATACCTGTTATGTACTCTTCAAATGATGGAGTCATAAGATACTCAAGAGTGTTCTTAAGTCCTACGTACTTTCTTAATATAAACTGCATAGGATCATCCTCAAACGTAGATTGTTCAGGTTCCATCCTATCTAACTCTTGTAAGAGTATAGTTTTTAATATGTCATGATTACTCACTGGCATTATTTATTTTGCTTTTTTTGCTTGACCTTTCCAAAATGCTGCACCGGCTACAGCTTCAGGATTGTCTGCACCTGACTTTTTAGCAGCTTTAACTATCTTCTCAAATCCTTTACCTTTCTTTCCCATGTCTTTACCAGACTTAGCTTTCTTTACTATAGCTGATTTTTGCTTCTTAGAAAGACCTGCTGAAGGTTTCTTTTTAGCCTCAAGAAGATCTTCCATCATAGACTGAAGAGTCATGTCATCTACAGGTTCTTCTTCACTACCTACAGGAAGTTCATCCATATCTTCTCCACCATTGTGGTATTCATGGTAATTCTTTGAAGCCTGATTGATATAATTCTCTGCATTAGTAATATGATCTTGAATCCAAGCTGGGATATCTTTCTCATCTTGGCCTAACATATTCATTAATTGACTTGCTGAGCTTATAATCGACTTAAGGCTATTTTGTGCCATTGATACTTCATGGTCTTCACCTTCTTTTTTCATACCTTTTTTCTTAGCTTGCAAAGCTATAAAATCTGCTCGCGTTATTTTATTAAACGGTTTTGCTGCGCCGGCAATCTTCTCTTGATTTCCAGGAAGATCTTTTTCGTTTAACTCTTTCATGAGTAATGCCTTGAAGAATGAAATACTGTTCATTTTATTTTTTCTTTTTAGATTTACTTGCCCTTTTCCATAAACTTTTATCTGCTTTTCTAGCTCCACCTTTACCTGTTACAAATGAATTTACTCTCCCCATTGCCCATTGGTGTTGACCAACTCCAGGACGATGCCCTGTTTTCCAAGCTGCCAAACCTTTAGCATATACACTTTTGAGTATTGACTTAGATATACCAGTAGACTTTGCTTTATTTGCTAAGGCTTTTTCTACTTCAGCATCGTACTCAAGAATAAGTATCTGTTTTAATATATCTAATTTATTGATCATTTCTTTTTCTTTTTATCTAGTTTCTTTTTAACTATCTCACGAGTCCTATCCATCTTCCTTGCATAAGCAGGATCATCTTTACGATTAAAATTAGCTTGTTGATTTAAAGAACCGGATATCTTACTCATATTACTCTTTCTTGTTCTTATCAACCAATTAGCTAGCTTTTCTGCTGATAACTCCTTAAACTTACCTTTAGCATCTGGAGCATTGGAATGATGAAACTTCAATCTTTCTTCAACTAATTGTTGTAATAGTTCTTGTAGCTTCATTACTTTTCTTTTTTACCAAATCTTTTTTCATATGCTGATGTTGCAGCGCTTTTCTTAGTCTTGTACTTTTTAGTCTTAGCTTTGTCAGCATAATCAGCTTCCCACTTACCATATGCAGAAGGATCATCAGACTTTAACTTCTTAACTCTATTGATCTCCTTCTTCATTGCTGCTGCATCTTTTGTAAGATACGCAGGGTTAACTTTACCTTTCTTTTTTGCCTCGCTTACTCTAACACAATTAGGAACCATTCTGTTCCCTTTCTTTTTCATACCTTGTTTTTCATATCCATCCCAGCAAGCCTCTTCTAAAGGACGAAGATCTAACTCTCTTTCTATCTCAATTACATCTTCATAATCAAGATGAAGTAGATCGTTTTCTAATTTAGCTTGGTCTGTATGACCAACTCCAGAAACAACTTGAGCTATTTTCTTTTTTGTAAAATCATCTGCATCTAAGAAAGCCTGTAGTATCGCTTGATAATGAATGTCTTTATCAGACATTTCAGATACTACTTCATTTAATATGTCTTTAAGCTTGATCATTTGTTTCTGATTATTAATTCACCTAATACTTCTAGCCTTCCAACCTCCCTCTGAAACTCAGTCTGGGTCATATCGAGAGATATGCTTTTATATGTCTTATCGTATTCTTTTTTAGCCTCTTCTATATTAAAGTCACCTTGTTTAGCCTTTTTATAATAAGGCATCTTAACTATAAAGTGATTATAAGTAAGCATGGAAAGACCACCTTTCTCCTTTGCATTGTTTGCAATCTTCTCTGCACCTTTCATTCTTGTCTCTGCAAACTCTATAAAAGACTCTTTAATCTCCTTTAAAATATCTAAAAGCTTAGTCATATGAATATAAATATCTGCCTATTAATTAAAGTTGGTAGTTAACTATTCGTCTATATATGTAAAAGTACTAGATCCAGCTGCTGACCACCTGTCTGAGTTTTCACAGATCCAGGTTTTAGTTGAGAATTTAAAGTAGGGTGTTTTTAAGTCTGTAGAAGGAGTTTGAGACTGGTGTTTCCACAATATCCTGTTATTAGGTTGTGCTGCAAACTGACCGTTGTCCAATTTAATTATATTAAATGACTTATGTTCATTCGGTGTTTCTGACCAGGAAACGTCTACTTCATTTGGATCTGAAGAGCACGAATCGATAGTAAATAGATAATAACCAGGAGCCTTTGACTTGTCTTTCATTATTACTTCGCAACGTGCATTTCTCAATCTTTGCTTTTTTATAACAGATATATTGTATGAAAAACAGTCCCATAACTGTAACCAATCTAGTGGGTACATATTATTTCTATCTATATCTGTTTTCCAAACAAAAGCATGGATAGGAAGCTTATCGTATAAAGCCCCGTAATCGTGTAAGAACGACTCAAAATATAAAGCCTGATTGGGTATTGATTTTGTTGTTATCCAGTGAGCTGATTCGTACTCATTTTCACCTAACAACTTATTTTTACTGTCTTTAGTAAAATCGTATAAAAACTCTTTACGTATAAAAACTTCTATTGGTGGTATACTAGCTACTAAATAAGCCATTATTTATTGAGTATTTAAATCAATTTATATTCTACCACTTTCTACAAGACCAATATCTAGCTTTCCATCTAGGTCCTGGATTAGTATCGCAATGATGTCTTGCTCTGAAACTTTTTCTCCTTTTAGGATTAGACTTCTTTATCTTCATGTTAGGATCGCCAAAGTTAACCTTAACAACGTTTCCTTTGTTATTCTTAACATATACTTTGAACTTCTTAACGTCGCCTCTCATAGGTTTACCTAGAGGCACTTTGCGTCCTTGATATTCTGCCTCTTCAAGTGGTTTGTCCCAGCATTCTTTTATATACTCTGCTAAACATTGTGGGCAATATTCTCCTTCGTTTAACTCTTCAAGGCCTGCCTTCTTTAATTTATCGTAGTATTTAGGATCTTCTTTGATATGATCCATAGCTATTTTTAAAGCCATTTTAGGATCATCAGTATGCTCCATTTCAACTTCGATGCCTTTCTTTATTTGGGATAATAAGGCCTTGTCCATTAATGTAAGAATTTAAGCTTATACTTAGTAGACTCTACAAGATTAACTACGTTGTCAATCTCATTCTGGATATACGAATCTTGTGGAACTTTTGTCCTAATTGTCTCTACAAATTTAGAAAGACCTTCAAAATATAAAGTAGGATTATCATCTTCTTTTATAGTACCTTCCATTTTATATCCTCTCAAGATACCATAACGGCCTTGATAGGACTCAACTAAACCATCGATCAAATCAACGATCTCATCGTAGTAGTCATTCAATGCTTTATGTGCAGCAAATGAAGTAGTCTGTAAATGGTAGATGTGAGCCTGATTACGACTTTGCATCAATGTACCAATAAATAAAGCGTATGGTTCCATTATTTTTATAATTTAGATACTCCTTCTAGATCTTTTTTAGCATCATCAATAGAATTATATCTTATATCAGCTTGTCCTCTATTCATTTTTTTGCCATTAGCAAAAGTATAATCTTCACTAACAAAATATAATATTCTTACTGGAGATCCTTCATAGTCCTTAAATAACGATATTTCATGCGTGTTTAGATCATCTGCTTTTTTCTTATACGTAGCTTTTCCAGAAAATCCAGCATCATCTCCAGCAAATTGATATCCATTTTTTATTAGAATATCTTCTAGAGGTTTTAATTCAGAGTGTTTTGTATTTTCTTTTAACATTGATTCTTTTAACTCTTTTTTATCTTCTACTTTCTCAACGTTTTTCTTGCTCTTCTCAATTCTTTCCATCTTACTCATAAGATCATCAATCTGAGTGGCAATCTTAGCAATATGTTCTTTGTGCTTAGAAGCATTCTTAGGATCTTTTGTAGCCATATCAACATGAGCTTTTCTTTGCTTCTCTAGATGGTTAATAGTTTTTTTCAACTTATCACCTACTTTTCCTTTCTTTTCTTCAAGTTGGAAAGCTTCATCCATGCAAGACTTGTAAGCTTCAGCAGCAATTCTTTGTGCCTCTTCATGGTCATGATGTACACTATGAACATCGGCCATTCCTATGCCCTTCTCTTGAATACCCATCAAAGGATTAAATTCAACAACCAAATCTGATTCTTTCATATCTGGACGAGCTTCTCGTACCACATACATAGAAGCTACACCCATATTTTCTTTCTTAACTTTCTTAGGAAGTCCTTTATGCTTGGTTGCAGCAAAGTCTTTTACATCACTTTTTTTCATTGACTGAGCCATTTGTTTTGCTTGGCCTGATGCTTGGGAAGGCTTCATATCACCTTTTTGGAGGGCGTGAACTATGCCCATTAACTTTTGCTGTTGTTTAGATGCTGCTTTTTCTGATACGTTATGCATTGTAAGATTCTTTTAGAATTTACTAATAAATATCGGTTTTCTTTAGTTTTTCCAAGTTAGCTTTGATCTCATCATACATCTTCTTCTTATCTCCACCATTCCAGGATTCTATGTCTCCAGCTTCAGAAACAAATGTATCCTTATCTTCCATCCAAGAATCAACTGCTTGTTCAAACTCTTCTAGACTTGCATTCTTATTTGAGTTCATAACATTCTTGGCATACTCATCCCACTTTCCTTCTAGTTTGATCTTGGCCTCCATGTCTATAACACAATCAAGACACATCTTGTGTATATTATACATCTTCTTATTTAGATCATTTATCTTCAATGGCTTCTTACAGCATGGGCAAGATAAAGGCATGATGGCAAGACTTTTAATCCTGTCCATCTTAGTTATGTTCTGCTTGATATTGTTTTTAATTGTCCAAGTACGACCATCTTCTTCCCAGATATCACCTTCTTTATGATCTACTTTGTGTTTTTCCCAACCTCCTAATACTTGAGTTCTATCACCAGTTTTACCAGTGATAATGTTTCTCATCCTTTGAACGTCTCTTTGCTTAAACTCTTTTTTTAACGTAGACTCTTTTGGTACCATAACATTATTTTATTATTTTATTTCAATCTTTTTTAATACTTCTGGATTGATATATCTAGGGAGGATCTGCTTATATATTCTACTTCTTTTTTCAGATGTTCCTTTAATTATAATCTTATTTATATCTTTTTTGTAATCGTAATAAAACTTATTGATTATACTAGATACTGTCTCAAGAATATTTTTAGCATCTCCCTCACCAGTCATTTGAAATGTATCTATTTTATGAAAGTCTCCTGTATCTAAACCAAATGACACTTCAAAATCTCCAGCCTTTTCCATTGAAGATATTTCAACTCTATACTTATTTTCTTTTGTTTTAAAAGTATACTCAACAGTTATCAGACTATTATCTTCCTCATCACGAACAACATCATGTTTTGAGGAAGGGTAACTAATCTCATTTATTCTAAATTTGCTTAATATGTCTTTAGTCTTATTTATATCTTTGTGCATTATTGCAATACCGCCTAATGCTTTCCAAGGGGCTAGGTTTGGCCAGTAGTCGTCTATCAACATAGAGTTTTTAGGATCTGAAGTCATCATAGAATGCTTATCTCCAGTCTGAGCAAACAATATCTTTTTAGGTTGAGGATTTAAGTTATTCTTTATCCACTCTGCCTTCCCTTCTTTTGCATATTGGAATTTACTAGGACTAGTTAGAATATAAGGATTATATTTACCTATGATAGACCATAGTTCTTTACCTCCTGGCATCCAGTCCATCTTAGCCCAGAAGTCAATACCGGCTTTATTTACAGCCTCTTCAAATGCTTTGGAACCTTTCTCTCCATAGTATTCTCTTGGTAAAACACCATAGAAGTGTTCAAACCTTGCATCAAAATCACACAAGACTCCATCCATATCACAATAGATTTGAAGTCCTCTAGAGTTCTCTACTTCGTATATCTGTTTAAGACTTGGTAATAACGATTCATATATAAGGTCGTTGATGTTTCCAAAGTCTCTCATTAACATACCTGCCATAGCATTAGCCTGATTCTCTATAGGAGATCCAGCTTTACCTGCTCCTACATATAGCTTACCTAACTCGTTTTGCTTGTGGTGAACTAATTCATGGCCTAAAGTCCTAAGAGTATCAGCTAAATTACGGTTACCAGTATATACTTCAAGTGCATTTCTTTCTGGATCATATTGGCCAAAACTATGTCTTTCAACTGCCCAATCACGATCATTTGTATATTGAATCTCAGGTAGTTGATCTATGTCTAGCTTTGTTTTACAAAACTGTATGAACTCTTCTATTATATTTTGCCTTTGTTCAGGTGTCATTTCATTATTTTCAACAATCTTCCAAATATATCTTTAGCTGCTCCTTTGTTATAGGCTGAGTCAGGTACAAACTTTGCGAACTCTTCAAAGTTGCCAGTCTTAACAGCAGCTCTCATCTGGGTTGCAGATATCCTTCCGAACTGGTCAGGTATTACTTCTTTTCTGACCTTGTTAGGGAATCTTTTCTGTATAGAATCAAAGTATCCTATGCCTTCAACTTCTTCTTGACCACCTGCAACATAGATTGGATCAACATCTCTATTCTTGTCCATAAAAGAAAAGATGTCTTTTATAGGAGTGGACTCTTTAGAAATTGATACACTAATTTTAGGATTTGGTTCTGCAGCCAAATACTCTTTCCATATATTGAGAGAGTCTTGAGGAGTAATACCAAACTTAGTAACGTTAGAAATAATAACATATACTTTATTAATATAAGGTTTAGATGCTAAGTATTTTGCAGCCTCAAAATGACCTTTATGTGGAGGCTTGAATTTACCAGGATAAAAGCAAGGTCCTACATCAGGTGATGCTTCTTTTAATAAGTCTTCTACGACCTGTCTACCTATTTTTTGTGCGTCTATCATGACTTGATGAATGATTTTGCTTTGTTAACAACACTAGAAATGTCTTGTGATTTTAATTGCAAAACCTGCTTCTCTATGTCTCCAAACTGGTCAGATAGAGTATCAATCTGCTTATCTACTAAAGCTTTAGACTTGGCTATCTCTTCAGGAGTTTTTTGTTTGGTAGGATCCTTTTTGAATGTAGACTTAAATTGTCCAGAAGATAAAAGCTGTTCAAAGAACTCTTTTAACTTACCAGACTTATAAGCCTGTTCAAAGTCACCTACCATCTTGTTTTCTTCATCAGAAAGGCCTGTTTGTACCAAATAGAATTGGTCTCCAAACATTTTCTTATATGTAGAAATGTTTTTATATACATTATTCCAACTAGAAAGAACTCCTACTGTTGGCACCTTTCTCTCTCTTTTGAAGTTACGAAGGAAGCTAACAATAGGATTAGTATATACCATGACCATCATTATATCATAGCCAGCATTTTTAATGCCAGTTATTCTATCAACGTTAGTTCCAGTGGTATCATACAAGAAGTTGTCTCCTGATTTTATGGCATTAGGAAGGTCTTGTTTGTCAATCTGGATAGAAGCCTTTGCCAGATTGTTATACATAGGACTGTCTTTGTCCTCTACATATTTATCTGCATTGAGTTCTGTCCAGCCTGATTTTTGTAGGTCTGGTTTGATCTGTCTTACAAAAGTAGATTTACCTGCTCCAGCACCTCCGGCCATTATAATAGCCTTCTTGCCAGACTCGGCTTCCAATAATAAGTCTAGTAGCTTTATCATACTACTAATAAATATTAATTACCCAGTTTAACGGTATTAGGAAGAGTAAGTAGTTCTATCTCTGCCTCTGGATGCATGATCTTATAGGTCTCGTACGTATGTAAGAACATATCAAAGTACTCATCGACAGTCTTTTTACCTTCAATTATTTCCCATCCTGCGCCTTGCATTTTTTTGCCACTTTTGTCTGGGCCTCGTTTTGTAGATTTAAGCCATATGATACCGTTACGATCCACTTTTTGGAGATATCTTTCTTCATAGGCTTTAGTGTAGGCTGACATTTGTAAGTAGTAGCTTTCATGAACTGAGTTTGATGTTTTAATATCTAATAACCATTTCTCTCCGTTTATATCAACTAGAAGGTCTAATGTTCCAGAGTACTTGTGAGTATCTGAATACATGAACTCTTCTGACAAAAGAAGTGTAGGTTTGTATGTGGTCCAAAAATCTGTAAAGCCAAGGATCATCTTCCATACGTGAGTATGATAGTTTACCTTACCATCTGGTTCGATCCATCGTATCTCCTCACCTCGTAAGAATTTTTCAACGGCGTTGTGGACTTGAGTTCCCTCATCGCCAGCGCGACGCATAACAATATCAGCATTATGCCCCATATCTTTAAGCCAAGTTTCAAAGAAGTGTCCCTTAGGGAAATAGCCAAGGATAGTAGTGACCGAAGGGTAAAAGACCCCAGGCGATCTTTGATAATATCTCGCATCATGTAAAGTGATTTGTCTAAGTTCAGGATCTGTTTCTACAATTCGTTTTAAGAACTTGTCTCGATAGACGTTCTTATGTTGCTCAATCATATTAGTTGTATTTTCTTGAGAAGTAGATCACTAAACGATAGTGGCTTCGCATGGTGTAGTAACTTAGTCATGTTTTCAAAACCAAGTTCAGAAGGATCTTTCCCTTCTAGTTCAATTAAATATACTTCCTTCCCATGATTGAGAAGGTTTTGTGAATAATCTAACGCTTCTTTCAAAGCATCTTTGTCTAATGCTAAATATATAGTTTTTACTTCAGACTCTACTAATTTTAACATGAGTGACTTAGGAATAGTCTTACCAAATAAAGGTACAGCATTTCTACGAATAGCAATCGCATCAAACATACCTTCACATAATATCACAGGAACAGACCAATTAATGAAGTACTCTAGTCCTATAATCTCTGTTTTATTGCAGCTTGGAGCATCGTATTTACGAGACGGATCCTTTTCAAATGATCTAGCAATGAAATAGTTTACATTGCCGTCTTTGTCATAGGATGGTACCACAATGCGATTCCTATACCTACCTGTCTTACAATAGCCTATATTATATTTGACTATGTCGTTTACAGATATACCTCTTTTCTTTAAGTATGTTAATGCGTGTCTAGTCTCTAGTGACTTATCTGGGTTTGCTAGAGATAAGAACTCTTGAGGTAGACTTACTTTGTCTGGTTTAATGGTATCAATCTTAGTATTGTCTCCTTGAAAGTAGTTCTTCATCTCGATGATTTTCTCTGTAGGAGCATCTATCTTCTTTAAGAGTGATACTGGTGTTTTACCTTTTGTAGGAGGGTGGCAAGTCCAACAATTGTATTGTCCTGACTTAATATTCACTATAAGCTTAGGATTATGATGCTTACATACTGGACAATAAAAAGCGTAGTCCATTGTTGTTTTAGAACCTTTGCCTTTACCCAGAACTGTTTCCAATAAACCTAGTACTAGTAATTCTTTATCCATTATCTAAATATAAGACAAAAAAACGACATAAAAAAATATTTATTAAAAAAAATTTTTCTGTTTCAATAATTTGTTGTATATTAGTTCCATACTAATGCTGTATACTCAGGCTCTATGCCATAGCTTGGTTAAATTCCATGAGTGAGTTTTAGAATGAGTAACCAATGCAGCTACCAGGAGCTAAGACTAAGCACAATGCTTCAGGTATATAAATATAATTGACAGATAAGTTTTAGAATAATATCGGCCATATCCGACGGTTTAGTCCGCTAAAGGGTTCTAAATATAAACTGCCAATGAGAAACAAAGTCAATCACACTATAAACAAAGGCGGAATACCTTTAAACTAGCCTATTGTATGAATCTAGAAGATATTGAAATAGATGAAAACAAAATAACCGAAGAGCAATTAGAAGCGCTATATATTTATTTGTCAATGACTTACGATACCATGAGTGAAGATGAAAAAAAAGTTTGGTATCACATAATGGAAAAAATAGATAAAGAATTTTATGAGCAAAATTAAATTGTTATTACTAGAAGGTTGTAGTAAGTGTCAAAAATTAAAAGAAGCTTTAGGTAAAAATTACATTCACTACGAATACGAAATTTGTAAGTCCGATACCATTATATGTGACTCTATTGAAGATTTAACAGGCTGTTCTAATTATCCTGTGGTATTAAAAATAATAAATAAATCTTTTATAGAAGAAGTGGCATATATAACGGACAAATATGAGGATGTTGGAAAAACATTACAATTAAATAATCGTGTAAGAGGAAAAGCATTTTACTCTATAGATAAATTGATAGAGTACGTAATAAATTTGTAAATTAACATAATGAAATATAAACAGTTAATATTAAGAAAGATTTTTGAATTAAACAATTTAGTAAATTCACAAAGAGCTTTAGTCTCTACTGCTAGATCTCAAGAAGAACTTCATGCTCAATTAGATAGAGTGAAAGCTAAACTTGAAGAGATAGAAGTGTTAATAAATAGTGAATCTGAATTTTAAAAAATAAGTTATGAAACAATTAAGTCCTGAACAGATTTTAGAGAATCTGAATAAGTTCTATTCTATTATCGATAAGTATATTACTGGAGATAGAAAGGATAAACTTATAGATTTGTATAAAGGTATTGAAGAGACTCTGGCTATATCTCCTGCCTCTACCCGTATTGGCCACCATAATTGCTTTGCTGGTGGTTATGTTGATCATGTCATTAGAGTTATTGAAGCATCTTTGGTATTTGAAAAGGTTTGGGATAGATTTGGCCAGAATAAAGACTATACTACTGAAGAATTAGTATTCTCTGCTATTAACCATGATTTGGGTAAATTAGGTACAAATGAACAACCTATGTACTTACCTAATGATTCTCAGTGGCATATTGAGAAACAAGGTATGTTATATAAGTACAATCCAAATATAACTCATATGAGAGTAGCAGATAGAAGCTTATTCTATTTACAGAAAGCTGGTATAGAAGTCTCAGAGAATGAGTTCTTAGCAATCAAGTTACATGATGGTCTTTATGAAGAGTCTAATAAAGCTTATTATATAACTCATAATAAAGATACAGAATTAAAATCAAATATAACCTATATACTTCACCAAGCTGATTTGATGGCTAGTAGGGTAGAAAATCAAATTAAATAATTATGACAACAATTATTGCATCTATATCCTTATGGGTATTTACCATACTAGGATATGTTATCTGGAACCTTTTCCAGAAAAATAAAAAGTTAGAACAAATGGTTTTGTCTCAACAATTTTTTATCAATGGAGTAAAAGATTGTATGAAAGATATTAATAAAACAGCAGATCAGATTGATGCCAAGATTTGGGTACAATCAGACCCTGAGTTCCTTTTATTAATGGAGTCGGTTAAAGAAATGCAGACAAAGATGAACCAATTCATAGAAGAATAATATGATAGAAGTATTAGGAACAGAGGAAGCAGTCTTGCTAACAAAGAAAGGTGAACCTAGGAAAAGAAAGCCTAAAGTAAAAAATAACTACTTTACATCTGATACTGAGGATGCTATTCTAAGATATAGGAATAGTAAAAGCTTGGCTGAAAGAAATAAGATATATAATCAGCACATACATTACGGATTTTATAAGCTAGTTGAAAATATTATCCATACCTTTAAGTTTTACTATACAGAAGTAGATAATATAGAGGATCTTAAGTACGAAGTAATCTCCTTTCTCCTCCAAAAACTAGACCTTTATGAGCAGTCTAAAGGTAAGGCTTATTCATACTTTGGTACTATTGCCAAAAGATATTTGATCATATATAATCAAAAGAATTATAAGAAGCTGGTATCTAAAGCCGAGATTGGTGACCAACAAGATGACGATGCCTTAGTTAATAGCCTAATAGTAAAAGAACCAGAGCCAGAGCTAGATAAGCTAGATGTGGTCGAGCTTTTTATCAAATACGTAGATGACAATCTCCTTGAATTATTCGAGAAAACAGATGAGATAAAGGTCGCTGACGCTATCCTTGAGATATTCAAGAAGAGGGAAAATATAGATATCTTCAATAAAAAGGCTGTCTTTATCTATGTAAAAGAGATGACAGACGCTCAGTCAAATACAATCACTAAGGTGATCAAAAGACTCAAAACTATATATAAGACTATCCTTAATCAGTATCTTGAAAACAATGACTATTAATATTTATTCTAAAAAGTCATGGAACTTGACAAGGAAATATTTAAAGGGAAAACAGTTGCTGACCTAGTTGAAGAGGTCTATAATAAACATAAGAATCAAGATTCTACCATAAAACAGGAGATCATGAGACTTGCCGATATGATTGAGACTCCTGGTGATGCTATTGTAATTGTGCCACTTTTGAAAGGGTTTATGGACTCTAGTCTAAAAAACGACGAGGTTCTTATGAAACTTTTGGCCTTATTCCAAAAAGCTTCGGCAGAAGCCAAGAAAGGAGAGGCTGAAGATTCTGGTGTATTGACAGAAAAGGATATTGCCCAGTTGTTCAGTGAGGTTTCGAATATTAAGACAAAAGATCCTAAACAACTACCTAGTGCATAATGGCATACGAATTAATAACTCCCATTAATGCAGCAGTTGGCCAATTACATGGTCAATACTTTATTATTGGTAGAGTTAAGAAAGTAGTCATGGGTCCTTTTATAGGAAACACCAACAAACCTGATCCTGACTATACCAATCCTGGGGATATAGGTAAAATTAAATACGAGTTACTTTATTCCCCTCTTGCCACTTCTAAGGCTAATGAAGTATCTGAACCCGCCTTTCCTATTTTCTCTTTTATTAAGCAGTATCCTGTAGTAAATGAGATAGTATTAATATTAGGTGGACCTACCGAAAGATTAAACGATAGTTCTCAGAATCAACAATTTTTTTATCTTCCTCCTTATTCTATATGGAATAGTTCTAATCATAATGCTTTTCCTAACATGTATGAATGGCAAGACTTTCTAGCCAACTATTCAAATAAGCCAGGATATCAAGGAAATGCTACAGACATCCCTAAACTTCCTTTAGGCGCTACATTTAGTGAAAAAGAAACTGTTAGAAACTTACAACCGTTTGAAGGAGATAGTATTATCCAATCTAGATTTGGACAATCTATAAGATTTGGTAGCACTGTTCCTGTAATGAAAAAGTTTAATACCTGGTCTACTTCTGGTGAAAATGGTGATCCTATAACTATTATCTTGAATAGTCAAGGTAAAAGAGCTGGATTAGGTAAATTAGATAATCTAGTAGAAGATATAAATAAAGACGGTTCTGCAATATACTTAACATCTACTCAAGAAATAGTTATAGAAGACTTAAATAGTTTTCCACTAGCTTCTTTTGGTGTAAGTATAAATCCACAAACTCAAGATGTTGTAGAAGTTCAAAGACCTCCTGTTTCGAATGAGTTTACTTCTGCTCAATTGCAAGACCAAAATAGTATAGGATGACGTTTGAACCGAAGTTTCCATATAAAGGTAATCAACTAATACTATCTTCTGATAGAGTATTATTGCATTCAAAATCTGATGCTATATTCCTTTTTGGTAAGCAAGCTGTCTCTTTATCTTCTACTAAGACTATTAATCTAGACGCATTTGATAAGGTTTTAATAGATTGTAAAATAATAGAATTAGGATCTAAAGCTCAAACATTAGGCCAACCAGTTGTTTTAGGTAGAAACTTAAATACTCAACTTACTGTATTATTGACTAATTTGGCTAATGCTGGAACTTTAATGGCGCAAGCTTCTGAAACAGATTTAGGTGCTAGTATGCAATTATTAGCTAATGCAGGGCAGATAATAAATGAAGAAGCATCTAGATTAGTACAAGTATTGAATAGCGGAACTATATTATCTAAAAACACATTCACAAGATAATATGATACCAGTAATTAATCCAAATATAGCAAGCACAATAAACAAAGTAGCTAACGATCCTAAAGTTAAAGCTGGATTTGTTAATTTAGGAAATAATAAATTAAATATAAATACTACTACAGCAAAAGGTTTAGAAAAAGCGATTGGAGTTATTGCTAGGTTTATAATGAAGGCTCAAGCAAAAACTAATGGTATCTTCTATGGAGAGTTTAAACTAAAGCAAGAAGAAGGAAATCCTGTTCAAAGAGCTTTAGATAGAGGTATAGATAATTTATTGACTGACTTTGCTAGTGTTGACTTTTGTAATCTTCTTAACTACGCACTATCTCAAATACCTGGAGGAAAGCCTTTCAATCCAAAAGATGATCCTCCTTCTGATCCTATATCAAAAGCTAAATATAATCTACAAAATACAGCTTTTAAAGTACAAACTAAAATAGATCAATACTATGCCAGTTATGGTGATGCTAGTAATCCAGAAAGTAAATTAGGATTATCAACATTAATAAGACAGATAAATGATTTATTTTCTTCTGTACTTTCTCCTGATACAGGCATAAACGATCCATATCTTTTACAAACTTTTCCTCAGCTTTCAACTGCTAGTAATTTTTTACAAAATGCTTTTAGTTTATTTGGCCAGTATAATGATGTTAGAGATATCCCTAATAATGATGTTATAAAAATATTAAATACAATAGATAAAGTAAAATATTATTGTATAGCTATTCAAGGATTAAATACTCCTGCATCATTTGTTAACTTTGCAGATTCTGTATTAGATGGAAAAGTTCAAGAAGAGATTGCTAAAATAAGTAAGCTAGTTCCTCTTAAAGACATATCTAAAGTACTTAAAGCTATATTAAAAGTAGCAAATAATATAAATTCTGTAGGACAAAATTCTATAAAATATATTAATACTGCAAGGACTATAATAAAGATTGCTGTATTAATAATAAAAGTATTTAATGTAGTCAAAGCATTTATAATAGCTTTAGGTATACCCAATCAATTTACTACTGTTGGAGTAACAACTAAATTTTCAGATACGTACCAACAAAAATTAACAGAGTTAGGACAAAAAAAATTAATAAAGAGGCTTAATCAAATAAATGCCGTATTAAATTTAATGACTATATTTGTTACTAGTTTAGTAGCTGGTATGGGTAGTATTATAGGAAAGCTAAACTTAGTATTGCTTAATATAGAAAATTGTAACAACGTAGATCCAGAATTAAAACAAGATCTTATTGATACTATAACTAATCTGACTAATACTGCAAATACACTGCAAGACTTTTTAGATAAATCTAGCCAAGCTACAGAGAGTAAAAATAAAAGATTCGGAGAATATACAATAGAAATAGTAACAGAACAAATTACTGATGAAGGAATTGCTATTAAAAGAAGATATGGTATAGCAAGAAATAGTAGCGGATATATTGTTGTAGAATCTACTCCTACCTTTGCTTCTCTAGATCTTATCATAATAAATGAAGTGAAGGTTCTTTTGGTATCAAAAGGATTAGTTAGTGCAAATGTAGGAAGTTTATCTTCTGAGGATGAAGTGACAATTATAGATTCCCTTCAGTATTTGGAAAATGATGATCTTAATATAGATAATATTTCTCTTAATGAACAAGATATTGAACAATTTAAACAGCAAGATCAAGAATTAGGTTTGTCTACATTTGTAGATAATCTTCCTGGTGGTAAAGCACTTCGTAGGAAAGTAAGGTCTTTATTGACTAAACAGTCTCAACAATTAAAGACCAATCTATCAAATACAGACCCTCAAAGAAGGTATTCTAATTCTATATCTGGAGTATCATCCTTTACAGGTGGTTTTGTAGGGTCTCAAACCAGTTCTAATCAGGAAGAAATAACTCGTTTAGAAAAAGAAAAACAAAAATTACAGACTAGTTTAATATCATCAGCAACTAATCCTATACTTTTAGCTAGTACAATAAAGAAAATAAAGGATATAGACAGTCAAATTAAACAACTTAAAAATGGCTAAAAATAATATTTATAAGATATGGCACAAATAGATGCACTTAGAAAATTAATAAGAGAAGAGCTTAGGGCTGTTCTTAAGGAAGAACTTCCAAAAATATTGAAGGAAGTTAAATCTCCTGTTATGGTAGACCAAAAGAAAAGCCTTCAAGAACAGGTTAAATCAAAAATCCCAGGCACATTAAATACTTCTGCACCAAAACCTATTAAGTTCGCTGGAAACAATCCAATGGCTGCCTTTTTAAATGATACTGCCAAAAGCATGCTAAATGAAGACTTTAATATGACTTCAGGAGATGTTCATCCAGGACTTGCTTTCCAGCCTAAAGAAGTTAAGGTAGGTAGTGTAGAAGGCATGCTTGGATCTGCCAGGCCTAGCTCTAATTTAGATGCTGTTCAGATTAACGAAGTGCCTGATTTTTCAGGTCTTATGGCTAAACTTAAAGAACAAGGACAAATTTAATGGCATACGGATTAAAGAAAATATCACCATTAGATTTAAAACCTTCAACAGCAATTGGAGTTAAAATCCCTTTTGATGCAGAAGCAGTCTTTGATTCTGTATATACAACTAAAGACCAGATTAAGTACAATATTATAAACTACCTCTTAACAGATCCTAGAGAAAGGCCTTTCAATCCAACTTTTGGAGCAGGTCTTAGAGCTAGACTATTCGAGCAAATTAACCAGGACACTTTTGAGAATATGAAACAATCTATCAGAACTCAATTGGAAGCCTACTTTCCTCAAATAGAAATAACAACATTAGAAATAATTGGTAATCCAGATTATAATTCTATAAACATAAAATTTAGTTACAGGCTTTTAAGATCAAACGAAAACGATAGTGTCATATTGACAATACAAAATATGTAAAAATGCCTAACCAAGTTGATATTAAATATTTAAACAAAGACTTTAGCTCCTTCAAAACAGACTTGATAGAGTATGCTAAAGCATATTATCCAACTGTCTATAATGACTTTACTCAACCAAGTCCTGGTAGTATGTTCATTGAAATGGCTTCTTACGTTGGAGATGTCCTTTCTTTTTATCTTGATAATCAACTTCAAGAAACTTTTTTACAATACGCTAAGCAAAAAAATAACTTATACACTTTAGCCTATATGTTAGGTTATAGACCTAAAGTTACTTCTGCTGCTATCGTTAATTTAGATGTGTATCAACAAGTTCCTTCAATTACAGTTGGTCCTAATACTCTTCCTGATTTTAGTTATGCTATGACTATTGGACAAGGAATGCAGGTTAAATCAAATGTAAATAGTTCTGTACTATTCTATGTTCCTCAAAAAGTAGACTTTTCTACATCGTCTTCCTATGATCCTACAACTATAGAAGTGTATACTGTAAATGGTAGTAATGTTCCTACTTCTTATTTGTTTAAAAAATCTGTACAAGCTATATCTGGACAAGTTAAGACTACATCATTCACATTTGCTGCTCCTCAAAGATTTACGACCGTTAATATACAAGACTCTTCTATAATAACAATATTAGAGGCAAAAGATTCTTCAGGTAATACATGGTATGAAGTACCTTATCTTGCTCAAGATTATATACTAAAACCTGTTCAAAATACAGCTGCTAACTATCCTAGTTTATATCAGTATGCTAATCAAGTTCCTTACATGATTCAAAAGCTTCAAGTTCCTAGAAGGTTTACTTCTAGGTTTAGAACGGATGGATCATTAGAAATAGAATTTGGTTCTGGGATAAATAGCGCAGCTGATTCAACAATTATACCTAATCCTAATGCGGTCAGCGTGGGTTTAACAGGAGGTGGTCTTAGTACATTATCTAGCTCATTTGATCCAACTAATTTTGTAACTACGCAAACTTATGGTTTAGCTCCAAAAAATACAACTATTACATTCCAATATTTAGTTGGTGGTGGGGCATCTTCTAATGTACTATCAAATCAATTGACACAATTATTGTCATATACAGTGTCAGGAAATACTACATATCAAAATACAATAGTAGTAAATAATCCTGATCCTGCATCAGGTGGAGGAGATGGTGATACTTTAGAAGAATTGAGATTTAATATTGCTAATGAGTTTCCAACTCAGTTAAGAGCTGTTACTCAAGAAGACTATCTTGCCAGGACATTAAGTATGCCTTCTCAATACGGTAAAGTAAGTAAGGCTTATGTTACTAAAGATGATGCCACTTTTAATAATTACATGAGTGATGTGAGTCAAAGAGATCAAGTCTTAGTAAGTTTATATGTATTAGGATTAAATAGCTCTAACCAGTTAGCTGATCCTTCACCAGCTCTTTTACAAAACGTACAAACATATTTGTCAGAATATAGAATGATGACAGATGCTGTTAATATTAAACCTGCTTATATAATTAATATAGGATGTAATTTTGATATAGTTATACGTCCTAACTATACAAGTCAAGACGTTATTGCTAGATGTATATTAGCTTTACAGTCATTTTTTAATATTGGAAATTGGCAAATTAATCAACCAATATTATTAGGAGATATATATTCTTTATTAGATACTGTAGAGGGTGTTCAAACAGTTAAAGATATTAGAATAGTAAATAAGTCTGGGATAATCGACGGATACTCTCAATATTCTTATGATATTCAAGCTGGGACATTGAATGGTGTTATTTATCCTTCATTGGATCCTTCAATATTTGAATTGAAATATCCTAATACTGATATTCAAGGTCGTGTAGTAACAATATAAAAATATGAGTAATGGCTGTATATAAAATATTTCCTTCTGCTGATGCATCAATATATTCTGCAAATCCTGCATTGAATGCTGGACTTGATGAGATATTAGAAGTATCTGTAAAAAATAATGACGTACCTTTAAATAATTTTGTAGACCCAGTTCCTACTAGTCCTATTCTTTCTGATGATTTAAGAAGATCTTTAGTTATCTTTTCAGATTCTGACATAGCTACACTAAAGACGTATGCAACAGGATCTTGGAAGACTTTCTTTAGATTATATTTAGCTACAGCAGAAAATTTAAATACCCTGTACTCTTTAGAGATCAGGCAAGTTTCTCAATCTTGGGAAATGGGCACAGGCAAATTAGCTGATTCTCCTGAGACTAGAAACGGTGTATGTTGGTATAATAGCCAATCTTATTATCAAAGCTCTAGTAACTGGGGAAATGGATCATACTATTTGACTGATGGTGGTGGATCTTGGACTAACTTGTATGTAACACAATCATTTGGATATAAAGATAATAAAGATGTAAATGTAGATGTTACTAGTATAGTTGACACCTGGTTCAGTGGTTCTAGACCAAATTATGGATTGCTAACTAAACATCCAGATGCTATTGAACAAAACTCAGGTAGCTATATAGGACTTAGCTTCTTCTCTGTAGATACTCACACTATATATCCACCAACATTAGAAATAAAATGGGATGATAGTTCATATGCAACAGGAAGTCTTAGTGTTATATCTAATTCCGATTCTGTAATAACTTTAGGTAATAATTTAGAGACATATAAATATGGAACAGGTAAGTATAGATTTAAAATAAATGCTAGAGATAAATACCCAGCAAGAACCTTTACAACATCTTCTTGGTATACTACTAATAAGGCGCTACCTCAAACTTCATATTGGGCTTTACAAGATGCTAAAACAGCAGATATAGTTATAGATTTTGATACTAGCTATACAAAGATTAGTTGTGATGGTACTAATAGCTATTTTGATTTATTCATGAATGGTCTAGAACCTGAAAGATATTATAAGATATTAATTAAAACAGATCTTCCGACCGGAGAATCTTATGAAGTTGATAACGATCTAATATTTAAAATAGTTAGATAATGGCAAATGTAGATTTGGTTAAAGAGATTTATGGAATTAATACGTACTCAAAGGCGGTTAACACCACCTTTTCAGAACTAATAACACCTACTGTTCCTACTACTGAAAATGTTGTTACAGTTGATCAATTTTTTGAATATTATGATCAATTATTTTTTAATATCCCAGTAGATGGAACAATAAACTCACATACATATCTTGTTGAAAGAAGTCAACAATATATAGGAGGTTCAGTTATAGATGCAGAGAAGCAAGCACTCATAGAAGAAATAAATTCTCTTCGTCAACAATTGTTAGATTTGAATCAATCGTTTACAAGTATTAACGATATAATATAATGGAGTTAGTAAATATAACATACGCAGGTGAAGGTGTACAACCACAAGATTTAAATGTAATTGATAGACCGTTAGTTACTTCTAATTTTATAAATAGTCAATTTGGAGAAGCTAATGATTATTTAGAATTATACATTTATGATGAGAACGATAATTTACTAACCGTTGATTATGATGCATTTGACTACTATCCATATTTAACTTCTAATCCTAAAAATAATACATACTCAAGTCTAACTTTAGATCCTGAAACAGATGTAAAAAATAGAGGATTTAATAGAGGTAATTTAAACGTACAGTACAACTTTTATAAGAGATTATTTAATTCTCAGTTTGGAAGATTTTATTGGATTAAAGAAATATCTACTTCAAGAACAGAAATAAAATTATCTTCTCAGACAATTAGTGATCTTGATATAAGAAATGGTTTTAATCAATATCAAGGATATATAAGTACTAAAAACTACTATCCTGTATTTTATCTTAACTTTGGTAATAATCAATTAGTAGTAGCAAATAATGTCGCATTTACACAAGATGATGAAGGATCTTATTTAGTTATCAAATTATATGAAGCTTTACCTGCTGAGTTTGATATTAAAAGTCAACTTTGGATAATAGATAAAGTAGCCGAGTCTGTTAGTTTTAATGTAAATATACAAATTGATGCAGAAAATATAGATCAGGTAAATAGGCTTAGGGGACCTAATTTTAGTGTAAGAGTAAATGATAAAAATGGAAAAACAACTCCATATTATAATTACAATAACTTATTAGCTAGCAATGTAAGTTCTTCTTATCAAAAGCTTTTGAGCTATTATCAAGATAGATCAGTAGCAATTAATGTAGACTATAGTAGTTTTAGTAATTTTATACATTTTTCTAGTGCTGTAGAAAGAGTTAATAACTTTGTATATAAATTACAATTAATAGAGTCTAAGAGCATAGAAATAACTGAGCAGAAAAATATTGTTGGAGGTACTTCTAATTCTACTATAATAAATGATACCGTTACAGCAGCTCAAACTTATATAAATAATATTATAGAGAAGTTTGATCCGTATGAATATTTTTTATATTTTGATTCTTCAAGTTGGGCTTGGCCAAAAAGAACTTCTACACAACCTTATGTTCTATATTCAGTAACTTCTTCTCAAGCATCTAACTTTTTAGGAAGCGTAGATACTATTCCGACTGTTACAACACAATCATTATTATTTAGTGCGTCTTATTACGATACGACTAATAAAGACTTATTACATAATTCTGTACCACAATACTTACTAGATGATCCAAGTAATCAACCTTATGTTACTTTCTTGGATATGATAGGACAGCACTTTGATAATATTTGGTTATACTATAAAGATCTTTCTAATAGGTTTAATGCGACAAATAATCCTGATACAGGTATTTCATTAGACGTGGTTTCAGACGCATTACGCGGCTTTGGTGTTCAGTTATATACAAACTCAAACGTATCAGATAACCTCTATTATACGTTGTTTGGAATCAATCCTGACGGCAGTCTTTTGCCACCTACAGGATCTGAAATAATAACTAATTATGTTACTTCAAGTTTAGAGACTCTTTCTGCAAAAAATATACAGCAAGAAATTTATAAGAGGTTATACCATAACCTTCCTTACTTACTTAAAACAAAAGGTACAGAAAGAGGAGTTAAAGCTTTGATCAGTACTTTTGGTATACCAGATACTATATTAACAGTAAGAGAATTTGGAGGAACGCCTATAAATTCAGTAGATGGCATTTTTGATCTCGACTCATCAGAATATAAATTAGCAATTGTTACTGGTTCTAACGGAAACGTAACAGGAAGTTTGACTTTATCATCTTCTTTATTGTCTCCATATACCAGTATACAATATTATCAAAATAACAATAGGCTTAATACAACTAATATAGAAGTTGGTTTTTCACCAGCAGATACAATTAATACAAACATAACTGCTTCACAAGGATACTTTAGTATTGATCAATTAATAGGAGCTCCAGGGTATCAATACTCACAGTCTTATCAACCATTAGTAAGTGCATCAAATGCCTACTTCTCTACATATACGCAACCTCATAGTATTTGGGAATATATAAGATTAATTAAATTTTACAATAACTCTTTGTTCAAAATGATCAAAGATTATGTGCCTGCTAGAGCAAATCTTTCCACAGGTATTATTGTAAAGTCTCACATGCTAGAAAGGAATAAGTACGCTAGACATGAACCTGTTTTAACTTTTAATGACTATTCTCAATCTATAGATACTGCATTTATTTCTGGTTCTGAAGGAGGTTCAATATCTGGACCTACTAATTGGACAGGGACTACAACATCTCCTTTAGGCGCAATTGAAATTAATAGTACAGATGGAATAGAAAAATATAATGGAGAATTAAGTGGATCAAATATAACGGTTACAAATGCAGATGCATTTACTCAATTTGAAATATCTAGTCTCCCATCTAGTTCTACTTATGTTACATATTCATTAGGAGCATTATATCAAAATGTCACCCAATCAGTAAGATCTTTATATCTTTGGGATGTAGATTATAATTCTGATCAAGTAAAGCCTGTTAACTATGGAATTGTAACTCAATCAATAAACAATTCTATAAATAATAACTATAATGATGTAAATAATCCTAATAGTCCTTATGCATATGTTCAGGATTATAATTATTTTTTACAAAGATCTATATTGCCTAGATATAGTGGCTCTCAAACAATTAGTGCAACATATAATACATATACCCCAGGAGATCATTCATATGGTAAAACAGCAGCAATAGATAAAATAAAATATCAATATGCTTACTTAATTGATATATATGCTGCGCCCCCTCTTTTTCCTAATAGATCAAATGCTCAAATAAAATACTTAATTGACAACGATCAAAATGTTTTAGATCTTACTAAAACAAATAAAAATATATTTAGTGTTCAAAAT